GCGAACTCGTCCCGATGCCGAGGTTGCCGTTGCTGTCGAGGCGCATGGTTTCTGCGTTGGACGAGCCGAAGAACCGGGTCGCGCCGTCGTCCTGCACAAGAAACCGGGTGTTTCCCGTGGAGTTATTGCCTTCGATAGAGGCCGTCGCGCTCGTCGTTCCGGTACCGCGAACAGAGAGCCGAGAAGTCCCAGAGCCAGAGCCGCCAAGCGTTACCGCCGCGCCATCGAAGGTGAAGTTTGCCCCACTCGTTACCACCTTCGACGCATTGAGATACGCAACGCCGTTGGCGGTGCCACCGGAGAGCGTGAGATTGCCGGAGAGGGTGAGCGAGGCGCTGCTGAGGGCTGCGAAGTAGGTGACTGCGCTGACGACATCGGTGCCGTTGCAGACGAGGCTCATCTTGGCAGCGGCGGGGACGGATACGCCAGTCTGGCCCGAGACCTTGACGGTCACTGCTCCGGTCGAGTTGTTGAAGATGAAGTAGAGTTTCTTGTTGGCAGGAACGATAAGGTTGGTGTTCGTGCCGCCTGTCCCGGTCAACTCGATGTACATGTTCCGGGCAACGCCCGTGGCACCGTTCGGGATGGTGATGGTCGTGTCAGTGCCCGTGACGACCGCTTGGGTCACATAGCCCGAGACTGCTTGCTCGATGAGAACACCGAGGTTGTTGTTCGTGGTGTTGCCCCAAGAGCCAGCCTGATCGTTGTTGCCGATCAGTTCCAGAGCAAGGTTGGTGCTGTAAGTAGATGCCATAGTGTGTTACCTCAAGTAACGATATCAGTCCAGTTCGCACTCTGAGAAGTTGAGACAGGGTTCCAGTTCGGGGTCTGTGCAGTACCTACGGCAGTCCAGTTTGGGGTCTGTGCGGTGTCGATTATACCCCAGACGTTGGCCAAATTTACCACACCGAGGGCAGATACCCCATTCAGCAGGACGGTCACGTCCGAATAGTACGAAACCGTGCCAATCGACCCCGTGGCAGACACCCCGGTGACCGGGACATCTATGCTGATCGCCGCCGTGACGGAGCCAAGCACAGCGGTTCCCGCCACCCCCGTGACAGGAACATTGGCAACCCCGATGACCGAGACGGTGCCGATCGACCCCGTGGCAGACAGCCCAGTGGGGGTGACCGTGGTCTGGGTGATGACCGAGACGGTGCCAAGGGCCGTCGTGCCAAGCACCCCGGTGACATTGACCGTGGCGCTGATGGAGACCGTCTCGTCTCCAAGGGCTGTAGTACCCACCACCCCGGTGACCGGGATGACAGCGTTGGTCAGGACAGTTACAGACCCCAGCAGGCCACTTGCCGCGACCCCGGAGACGAAGATGATGACATCGCCGCCTGTCTGGACAGTGACGGATCCAAGGGTCGTCGTGCCGACCACCCCGGTGACGGGGAATACCGCATCAGTGACAACACTGACCGTGCCAAGCGCCGAAGTACCTTGAACGCCCGTGACCGAGACGGTGACTGCACCGCCTGCGGGTTGGTTGAACAGCAGTAAAAGGCTCACTCGGCCTCCGTCTGCATCGGCACAGCGAAGCCGCCGCGCTCGTCCTCCGTCAAGGCAACCGCTACACCAAGCGCAATCAGCGCAGCGCCGTCAGCATCGGACACGATAGCCAACTGTCCGGCTTGCAGCACCTCACCATACAACTCGGTGTCGAGCGCAATCAATACTTTCATGCTTACGCGAAAAAGATATCGCCCACAATGTCGTTAAGACCCACCGCCGTGTTGTCCGCATCAGCCGCGCCCGTGACCGTGGTTAGCCCGATACCCGTGGCGAATGCAATGCCGCCTTCGATGCTGAATGTGTTGACGTTGTTGGGCGGGATTGCAATCGTTCGCACAACGCCAGAGCCAGCCGTGGGCGTCGTCGTCTGATTGTGCAATTTGACGTATCGCCACGCCGCGTTCGTATTCGCCAGCGACCAGCCAATTACGCGACCGGGCGATCCTTTAACAATTGTCGCATTCGTCGTGGCAGCGGAGACAAGGTGCGTGCCGGACGCTGCGCCCGTGGCGTTGGCGCGGTACTGCTGACCCACATCCGCGATAAGGTTGGTGCCTGCGGAGATAGCCGAAAGCGTGGTGACCGTGCTGACGGTCGTGACCGTACCCGAGGAAATCGTGACGGCCTGCGCCGATGGGAAAGTAACGGGCAGCGCCGCCTGCGTACCGAGCGGACGCACACCCGCGAGATAGGTCGGGACATTGCAGTTGTCCTCAACCGCCACAAAGCCGACCGTCCAAGTGGTTGTACTGGCCGGAGCCGTTGAGCCGTTGAACGACCAGAGGTAAAAGTACAACTCCACGTCATCGTCGGGGATGTTTTCGATGCGCGAGGCGCGAGTTGTGACCGTTGCGGCGGTACCAGACGCGACGAGCGTATCCGACCAGTTGATGTTCCGACCGTCCGCGTAGGTCTGCATCACATGACCGGGGCTTGCAGTCGTGTTGATGGTCGCCGTCGTGTCGCCGCTGTTCCATCCGCGCCGCTGCGCGTCCACCGCAGCGTTGGTCGCCGTCGTGCCGGTGTAAAGGGTGCGAATCCAATTCCAGCCGAACAGGTCTACCGTGCAAGAGCCGGAAGCAGGCCAGCCAGACACCGTGAAGTTGATGGTGTCTACGCTCGGAATCGACGCAATCGCGTAGCGCCCCGGCACACCGTTCGCGCCGCTGATCGCGCCCACGAACATGAATTGGCCGACATTATTGGCGGTGTATCCATGAGCGGTCTTGGTGACCGTGATGGAGGTCGCCGAGTTGATGGTGCAGGACAAGCCCTCGCCCACCAAGTCAGCAAGCATCGCCACGAAGTTTTGGTTAGCAATACGCTGCGAGAGGATGGTCTTGTGACGCGCCGTGAGCGAGCCACGGAACGAGGTCGTGGAGCGGGCGAGGAACTCGCTATTGGCCGTCGTGCCAGTCGTGACGAGCAGGTTGCTTGACCCCTGCGTGACACCGTGACCGGTGCCGAGTCGCCGCTGCGTGAACTCGGACGCAAGCAGGCTTGACCCAGTATCCGCGAAGCCGACAGCCCAGATATCGGCGGGAGACTGACGCACCACCGCGCCACCGTCACCGAACAACGGGTGGCTCGTCCGAACGCGCATGGGCGTGGTTGAGTCAACAAGACCGTCCGACACCTTCATGCGCTGGTAATGCGCGTTGTTCGGCGCAGTACCAATGTCGTCGGTAGCGATAGGCTCGCCAGTACCCGGCAGAATTACGTTGTCGGTCATGACCGCCTCCTATCAGGCGATTCGGATGATGGCGTTCGACGCATCCGCAGTCGGGAACTGGATGGTGAAGTTGCCGCCCGAAGACGACTTGTCACTACCGAAGGCCAGCACCGCAACAGCACGGTTCGACTGACTGCTGTTGTAGATGAGCGCACCGTTTGCCGTGATGGTCGAGGTGGACCACGTCGTGTCGTTGAAGTCGAGGAAGGCCGTAGTGCCCGACGAGGTCGGAGCGATCGTCGTCAGCGTGTTACCACCCGCAGAGTAGCCACCGCCAGTCGCCACTTCGTTGGTGGTGCTGTATGTCGTGGTGGACGCATCGAGGTTGGCCGACGAGGTGTAGAGGGCGATCTTGAACGTATCGGGGGTCGTAGCGCCACGGGTGACCGTAGTGCCGAAGGCGTGGATAGCGTTCAGGATCTCGACCTTGAAAGAGGTCGCTAAGGCTTGGGTAATAGGCATCAGAGTTCTCCGAGGATGTCCGCGATGTTGTGGTGTCCCGAGGCGCGAAGTTTGGCAGCGATGGTAAGCCGCTCGTTGTCCTGCGCTTCCTTCAGGTAGTGAACGAGTACAGTGCGAAGTTGATCCTTGAACGCACGGGCCTGCTCAAGGAGAAGGGGGTGACTTCGTTCACCCACATAGATGATTTTGTCGAGGGCGCGTTCCGCGATCTCTTCGGGCGTGAAGCCCCGATCGACCGTGGTAAAGACCTTGACCGTTCCGATCTCGCCTAATCCGTTCATGTGACAGGTACTCTGGCCTGACCGTTGCGGTAAGCATCCTGACGTTCAAGCCCATCGCCAAGGCGCTTCAGTTGACCAAGGGCTTCCTGATACTTGGCCTCGTAATTGGCCATCATGTCAGTCTCGCCCTTGAGGTAAGTGTAGGCTTCGCGAAGAGAGCCGTACAGGAGAACAGTGTCGAAATTGTCACCCACCCACGACGTACCAGCGGTCACGATGGACACTGGGTAATAGTAGTAGTGCAGTTCGGTCACGTAGTTCGCGCTCGGGGTCGGCCCCACGATTATCGTGTACGGCGAGAAAATGCCGTAGTACTGCGGCTTGCTGTTCGGGGACACCGTGGGGTACGCAGCGCGGATGAAGTTCACGTCCTTCGGCAGGAGGAACTCGTATGCGTTGGTCACCGGGTCGATGACCGCGATCGAGAACGTGGCGAGCCAGTCGGTCGGGAGGCTCATGTACGGAGTCCCGCTCGTCATGGTGCCCGTCACGTTCTTGCGAAGCGCGGGGATCTGGACGGTGTTGTAGATGCGCTGTTCCGCAGCCTTCACAAAGACAGGGATATTCGCCACGAACGACGACTCGGTCGATTCGCAGTAGTCCTGAATGGCCTGTGAAAGTTGCGTGTAGTTCATGACTTACCAGCCGTGCTTGAACTGCACCTTGGGGCTGAGGTTGATCTGCGAGGTGTACTGCTTGCCCTTGGTCGCAGCGCCGCCGCCACGCATCGTGGAGCGCGTGATGCCCTCATTCACGCCCTTCGCCGGGTAGCCATTCTCACCCGTAGGCTCAGAGTTCTTCTTGATCTTGCCCGAGTCCTTCATGTCAGCCCCTCCCACGGGTCGGACTACGCTGGTTCATGACCTTAGCCATGTTGCGCCCATACGTCTTCATCTCGCTGTTGGTCTTGCCACCAGCACGGAGTTTGGTCAAAGGCTTGCCGGGGTGCATCGCCTTCTCATGCTTGTGGACAGCCTTCTTCGTCATGGCCTTGTCCATCTTCATGTCACTGTGCTTCATCTCAATACTCCTAGGTCGTAACGACCGTCACGGTTCCAACATAGCCCTTCGGGGCCAGACTGTTCGGGGTCAGACCGTTGTCGATGCCGCTGGCACCGCCTACCGGGTTCCACCCCCACTCGATCATTCTACTACCACCCGCACCGTCATTGCCGGGCGCGTAGTAACTCGTATCCGGGCGCGGGTTCCGGATCGCCTGCGGGTCATCAACCGGGTAGAGGCCGAGTGACAACTGCGGGTGGTCGGGATCCCAACACGACTGACAGACCAAGATGTTCACGTTCTTGGTCTTGATGACAAGACCCTTCAACTGCTTCAGTTTGTAGCGAAAACCACACCGATCGCACTCCGCGATGGCGTTCTTGCCGCTTGCAAACCTGTTCGACATCAGTAGAAACTCTGCCTCGGTACGAACCGCACGGGGGCCTTCTCCCGGTCCTCACCAGCCGCCAAGTCCCAAGCCTCGTCATACTGGGCCTTGAGCGCCATCATCCGGGCATCCGCGCCGGGGATCTTCATGGACAACATGTAGGCGAGTCCGGCGATCATGCAGGGCAGGAACCGGAAGGGGATGTCCTGCCCGTTGCTCCCGTTACCGACGTCGAACATCCGACGCAACCGCGTGTAGACGAGGGTATAAGTCGTACCGTTGTCGGGTTTCGGCCACACAACGAACTGGGGGTAGACCGGGTTGCCCGTCGAGTTGGTGGCCCCCGTACGTCGATCGATCCAGATCTGGATCGGCCTGCCCGTCGCGTTCTTGTTCGGGATGGCAAGGTAGGTGCTGGAGGAGATCCGACTGATGTTGATGTCGATCTGGTTCGTGCCCGACCCCGTACGGACGACGTGATCCAGTAGATCGACCGTGTCCACGGGCAGGTCGTAGGTACCCGTGCTGTAGGTCAGGGCATGGGTGCCCTGCTCCAGTGTCCACAGGTTTACGCCACGGTTTGCCCAGTCCATGAGGAGCAGGTTCAGACTCCGCTTGGCAGTCCGGAAGTCATAGCCCGAACGAAGTTCCGCCCCGCACCGCTCAAACGCCTCTTCGATGATGGCGTTCAGGTCGAGATTGAACTCAGTCGAGGCTGTAGTCTCGTAGGTCACGACTTCTTACTCTTTGCCCGCTTGGCGGAAGCGGCGCGTTTTATCAGCAATGCCCTTGGGTTGTTGCACGAACTGCTTGCCTTGCGCCTTGCCTTTACGCTTGGCGGCGGTGGTTCGGGCGTACTCGGAGGCGGAGAGGCTCTTGATAGCAGCCTCTGGAAGATACCTTTCACCCGTGTCAGAAGAGCGCTTACCACTTTTCGTTCTCCACTTCTGCTGAGTCCACGCCTTGAGCGATTTCTGGGGCGTTTTCAATCGCGGTACCCCCCGCCCTTGGTCTTGTACTGCTTCGCCAGCAACTGTGCCTTGCGGGCGCTCCACTGACCTGCCTTCGTACCCTGCACAGCCCGAGACTTGATCGACTTGAACAGGCTCTCGCGCATACCGGGCTTCGTGTAATTCCCGGCAGCGTTGACCTTGCTCTCGCCGCCCTTGCTGAACGTCTTGATTGGCTTGTCTGTACCGATCACGGGCTGGGAGTCACCACGCCGTTTGGCACGGGGGATTTTGCCCGGCGCGATGACTCCCATACCACGTGAAGGTTTCATCAGACGAACTTGCCCTTGGTCTTGCCCTTGGTCTCACAGCCGCCGCCACGGACGGAGCCGCCGGAAGCGTACTTCTTGACAGAGCCGCCACGCTTGTACCCCGGAGAGTCGTTTTCAGAACTCTTCTCAAACCGCTTGTACGCTTCCTGTGTCTTGCGGTCCATATCCGCTTGGCGCTCTTCACGACGAGCCGCCGTTGCCAATACTTCCAACTCTTTATCCTTTTCACTAAGAGTTGTTTTTCCAAATCTAGACCTGAATTCTTCTAGAGTTGGGGCAAGAGCGGGTTTGTTTCCCATCTTTCCGCGATAACGATCAAGGGTGCCCTGATTGCGCCCCCTACGGATACTGCCTCGTTGCGGCCCGGCCATCAGCACTTACCCCCGCCAGCCATCTTGACCATCTTGCCACGGGTCTTGCCCTTGGCCTCACAACCACCGCCACGGACAGCGCCGCCCGAGGCCATCTTCACGACCTTGGCCTTGGTCTTGCCCTTGTGGGTCACACCATCAGCGCCTTTCTTATACATCGTTAGATCTCCTGAATTTCTTGATGATAGATTGAACGGTATCGGTCTCGTAGATGCGAATTCCAGTCCACAGGATAGTGAAGAGCGCAGCGACTGAGGGAAGCATATCGAACAACGCTCCAAGCATCGTGACTACAGAAAGACCGTCCATCCCCAACTTTATGAACTCACCCGTGTCGTGCTTCATGCGGCCTCCGCAGAGTTTACCTGAACGGCTAGCAAGTACTTACGGGCATTCTCAAGAATGTCGGGGCTATCCCTAAAATGCCCAAGTCCACGGTTACAGTGATTGCACAACATACCACGTACTCTGCCTGTCTTGTGATCATGATCTACTACTAGGCGTTCGACGCGCTCGCAGATCATGCAGTTTTTTGTCCTAGACTTCAGTTCGAGCAGTTCCTCATCCGACATCACGCTACGGAATCTGCCGCGATTGGTCCTGCTTCTATACACGGCACGGCAAGCCCTGCACCAACTATCAAAACCGTTCTTTTTACGGTTATGTGGAGGAAAGAACTCTGATGTAGACGGCTTGTTCTCGCGACATTTGGAGCATGTCAGCAATTCCATGCCTTCAACGACAACGCTTTTCGCGTTGGTCGCCCCTTTTCGTCCTTCATCGCTCCGGGCATTCCGGACATTCTGGCGCAAAAAGACTTTCGCCGTGCCGCATCCTTGGGTGTTTTGGGATTTGGCGCTGGAGCCTTGAGTCCGGGCTTGCCGGGGTTCGC